ATTTAGGTCTATCAGATAATGTTAATAAGATTATGACAAACATTAATGCGCCTGGAAACGTAGTTCATGAAATTTTGCAAACAGGTAATGAATCTTTAACAGCAAGCATGAACAAAAGAATTGAAGCTTTGGAAGATTCTAATATTATTCCGGGCTACGATCGTTATATTATTTGCTTTCCAAAAGATCCAGATAGTATTCTTAAGTATCTATCAACTGGATTACGTAAACCTGAATCAACAACAAAGCTACAACAAGTAATGACCGAAAAGGGTATGACGGAAGAAGAAACAACTCAATTTAATGCAGGTGCAGATGTTACTGAAGATTTAATGTTTGGACAAGAAAATGTTACTAATGCAACTGGATTAAAACCAGTTACAGATATGTTTGAAACCTTACTAGCATTTGCCTCTGATGTTGCACAAATGAATGAGATTGGAAAATCAACGTTAGTTCAAGATGACGCAGAAGGTGGTGACCAAAAAATGTCCAGCTTGAATGGATCATATACTGGCGCCGACGGACTTTCTGATCCTGCAAAATCTCAGTTAATTAGAAAAGATGCTGTTTCAACACAAACTGGAACTAAAGGCAGAATTAATCAATTTGAACAAGGTGCCCAAATAACAAAATCTATCGAAAAAACTTTATTAAACAGTGAGTATTGTAAAGACAATGCAACCAAAGAGAGTGATGATAAGGGTATAAAGAAATGGTTTAGAATTGACACACATTGTTATCTAGATGAAAACAAAGAAACAGAACAAAAAATTGGACGACCTCCTGCTGTTTTTGTTTATGCTGTTATTCCTTACGAAACAGATGAAGCAAAAACATTAGGTAACGGACAAGTTCCTAAGAATACTCCAGGATTAAAAGCTGCAGCAGCTAAACAATACGATTACCTATATACAGGTTCTAACGAAGATGTACTTAGATTTGATATCATGTTTAATACTGCCTTTATGAAAACTGCACTAGCTGGTTACGGCAACAACTCAGGCGCAGCCCAATCTAAGGCTGCAAACTCTACAATCATTAGTGATGCTTTGCCTCAAGGCGCGATAGCCGCAGGCAATACAGATAAAATGAAATTAAATACAGAAGCTTCGGCAACTGTTGTTGAAGTAATAGAATCGAGTAATGCACATGCTAGTAGAAGTCTTGATATCAGACGTCAAATTGCTGAACAATTTCATGATTCAATAATGAACCAAGTAACTGATATGATTGCTGTTGAAATGGACATTTGGGGAGACCCATTCTTTCTTCCACAAGAAATAGGAAATTATGCTCCTAAGCAATCAGGAGCTTCTCCAAATACTACAGACGACGGCACAATGACCTATACTAGGGGCGAAGTGTTTGTAGTTGTTAATTTTAGAACTCCTTTTGATTATCAAGAATCAGGAGCGTTAATGGATACGCCGTTAGTAATCCCTCAATTTAGCGGATTGTACAGTGTTTGGAAAGTATCAAGCATGTTTAGACAAGGACAGTTTACACAAACAATAAGTTTAATGAGAAGGCCAGGACAATCGTCAAAGTCTACTCCTGGAAACGTAGGAATAGTACAAATAGTAGATAAAACGATATTAAAAGAAGATCTACCAACTAATGCTAAAGTACTAGAAAGTCAAAAATCTAGTAGTGTAAACCCTAATGAAGAAACACGTTCAACTAATCAAGCTGCTCTACTAATGGAACAGGTTAAAAACTCTTCAGGTTCTTTAACAAATAATTTAACTGGTTCAATAGCTAACGCAGCTAAAATAAATCAAAACATAGTTGCTAAACTATCAAACACTGGTTCACAAGCATCTGCAGCAATAACATCTTTAAAGAATAATGTAACTGGGGATATAGCTAAATTTAGTTCAGGAACAACAGCTAATCAAATGGCAAATAAATTTGCTGGCAATAGTTTTTCAGCAAAAGACTTTGTTGATGACATTGGCGATGGATTTGAAGGAATTCAAAGTACTGATTTAATTGGTGATACATCAACGTTAGTTAATAATTCTTTGATAAAAGCAGTTCCGTCGTTTGGTGCAGCATTTACAGATCTTAAATCACCATCGGGTCAACTTGGAGCTACAGTTAACGCTCTTAATGATACATACAATGATGTACTAGGAACAGCACAACCTCCTAAAATTAAAGATAGAACAGGTGAACTTAAAACAGTTTATTCAGTAGCTTATAACGATCTTTCACCCGCAGTTAGTAAAATTGATACCGACGCAGCTAAACTTTTGAAAAACACAAGTGTAATTAATAGAGGAAGGATTATTTAATATGACTGAAATTGATGATCCAGATATTAATGACTATTCTGTTGCTGATGCTCCTTCTATAGGTGCAGATCCAGAAGCTAATCCAAACGCATTTAAACAAGAAAAAAATACTTACCAAACTATTACAGCTTCTGGCGTAATAACAAAAGATCAAGTATTTGCTACAAATACTACTGACGAAGTAATCCCTCCTGAAGCAGTAACACAATACTCTACATATTTGCTTTTATCTAAAACAGTAAGACCAATTAGTAATTTAACTCCTGAACAATTTTCTATTAATCAAAAATATATTGAAAACGCAGTAACCGCTCGAAAGAAAGCATTATCTATTATAAGTGGTACTTCGTTTACAGAAGAAAATTTAATTATCAAAGCTAAAGAGAATCCTATTACGGATTTTGTTTATTCTGCTAACCTTGATGCTGCTAAATTAACTAATAACGATATTGATGAAATGGATGCAGACATTTGGGTTACTCCAAAAGTTGTCAGCCAAGACTTTTCGCATTTGCCGGCAGATGCAGGTGTATATGCTTACGAAGCAATAACATTATTTGATGATCGTTACGATTTTGAAACTGGTAAAAAAATACGTGTAGGCATTGCTGCAGGCATCAGCGGAGGCGCAGGTAATTCTACTACAGAGGGCAATACTGTTACAACAAACGAGCAGTCAGAAACAGGTCCTTTTTGATGCAATGGTGTGATAATTACTATTACAGGACGGATAAAACATGAGTCAAAGCGGAAGATATAAAAGAACCAATAACCAAAAAGTTACGAAAAGAGACATTGGTCCTTACGAAGCTGTAGTTGTCAACCACCTCGACACAAGGTATATGGGCGGACTAGAAGTTGAATTAATAAAGTATTCTGGTTCAGGCGGCACTCCTGAAAAAGGAGGCGAGTTAGTACAAGTACGATACCTCAGTCCTTTTTATGGAATTACTCCAGCGGCCGGATTAACGCCAAATGATGGTTATCAAAACACTCAAAAGAGTTATGGTATGTGGGCAGTGCCTCCAGACATCGGCACACGAGTACTTGTAATATTTGCAGAAGGAAATTTAAACTTAGGTTATTGGATAGGTTGTATACCTGACGATTATATGAACTTTATGGTTCCTGATGGTAAAGCTAGTACAGAGCAAACAACAGCATTAACTCCTGATAATATTAAAGGTGCAAAATTACCCGTAGGTGAGTATAATAAAGCATTTGAAGACGGCGCCGCTATTGATCCTACTTTGTTTAAGAAACCTTATAATAAAGATTTTACAGAAGTACTTGAAACGCAAGGATTATTATTTGACGAAATTAGGGGAACAACAACTACTAGTGCTAGAAGAGAAATTCCTAGTATGGTATTTGGCCTTAGTACTCCGGGTCCACAAGATAAAAGAGATGGTTCTCCTAAGGTTACAATAGGTCCGGCAGATGACAAAATAAATGTTCCTTATAATAGACTAGGCGGATCAAGTTTTGTTATGGATGATGGCGATCCGTCATTTATTAGAAAAACTCATCCTGAAGAAGGCCCTCCAATTTATGTTAATAAAATGGCTTCTGAAATGGGTGGCAAACAAACAATACCGCAAAATGAATTATTAAGATTTAGGACTAGAACTGGTCATCAAATTGTAATGCATAATTCAGAAGACTTAATTTATATTGGAAATGCCCGTGGCACAACTTGGATAGAAATGACCAGTGATGGTAAAATTGATATCCACGCAAACGATAGTGTTAGTATTATGACTGATAATGATTTAAACATTACAGCTGAACGTGATATAAACATGGAAGCTGGCAGAAATATTAATATGAAAGCTACTGCACGTTATAGTAAGGGTGCAGAACAAGATGCTAAAGGATTAGAAAGCGGCAGAGTACAAATAGAAGCACAGCATAATCATAACTTGCTTGTTGGTAACGATTCTAAAATTACAGTAGCAGGTACAATGCATACAGGAGTTGCTGAAAACCACTTTATCTCAACAGGCAAATATCTACATATTAATAGCGGCCAAGACAATAGATTAACAGCTGGTGCATATACACATATTAGTAGTGGTAAAGAACATAGAGAAACTGCAACATATATACACGTGAACGGGCCTATTGCAGCACAAGCCGATCAAGCCGATACTGTTGAGCCGTTAGAGACAGTACAACTACCTTATGTGTTTCCAGGAAGTTTAAATCCTGTTGCATATGATAGTATATTAACAAGAGCTCCTCAACATGAACCTTGGCCACATCACGAAAACTTAGATCCACAATCGTTTAAAAAGACAGAAACTGATAGAGAATCACCAGGCGGCCTATCAACAGCAGAAAGAGTACTCACACCAGACTCGTTTTATAAAAACAAAGGCGGCAGAGTAGCAAGTGCATTTGTAGCAGGAAGTGGAGGAAGCATTTCAAGTGGTTCTCAGTCTACAGGAGGAGGAACAGGCACTGGTCAGGGAACTCCACCAGTTGACAACTATTCTAGTAGTTTTAAATATAGTGATGAATTAGGAGCATTAAGCTCTAAATACGAATCAAGAGGAAATCCTACTGCAATTGGATTTGATAAAACAGGCGGCTGGTCCTACGGAACTTACCAGTTAGCAACAAGAGTTGGTGCATTTAAAGGATTCATGCGTTACTTAAAAGCAAAGCATACTGATGTATATGAATTATTACAAACAGCAGGAGGAAGCTCTTCGGCTGGTTCAGGTACAGACACGTTTAAGGAAACTTGGCAGTTAGCAATGTCTGAAGCAGACAAGGCTGAAACACAGCATTCCTATGCAGTAATTCAATATTTTGTTCCAGCTGCTGATAAAGTTTCTAAAAGTACAGGTATTGACGTAAGAATTAAGTCAAAAACATTGCAAGATGTTTTATGGTCAACTGCTATACAGCATGGCGCAGGCGGTTGCAATAAAATATTTAAGAGAGCAATTAAATCTACCGGGAATCCGGCACCAACAGATGAAGCATTAATCGTAGCTGTATATAACGAACGAGCTAAAGACAATGGAATGGCATACTTTCCGTCAAGCAATGCTAATGTAAGGGCAAGTTGCGTAAAGCGTTTTAATAATGAAAAATTAGATGCATTAAAGCACTTAGAATTGGAAATTAAACAAGCATCTATTCCAGATGAAACTAACGAAGCTGGCAAAGTCACACTACCAGTTGGTCCGCAATAATAGGGTAAATACAGTATGAGCGAATTAGAAAAAAATCTTTATAAACGTGTTACTGTCCCCCAAACAACTAAGGCCCCTTCACAAGGGCGAGCTTATAGAGGGTTCTCTACTGTTGACGGCAAAAAAGACGGGTTTGCAAAATACGACTTTGATCTTATTAAACAAGATCTAATAAATCACTTCCACATACGTCAAGGCGAAAAGCTTAGTGACCCAACATTTGGAACAGTTATCTGGGACATGCTGTTTGAACCATTTACTACTGATGTACAAGAAGCAATAGTAGATGATGTAACAAGAATTGTAAATCACGATCCTAGAATGAGTGTAGATTCAATTACTGTTGACACGTACGAAAAGGGTATTACTGTTGAATGTGTAGTAGTATTCCTTCCTTTTAATATATCTGAACAGTTACGATTTAAATTTGATCAAGCAAATGGCTTGCTGTAAATTATATACGCACTTATCTGTAACAGATAAATATCATAGTAATAGAGGAAACAAATATGTCTTCAACAGATAGACAGACAAGATTATTAGTATCTGAAGATTGGAAGCGGATTTACCAAGGGTTCCGTAACGCCGATTTCCAGAGTTATGACTTTGATAATCTTCGTCGTACAATGATTAATTATCTACGTCAGAATTATCCTGAGGACTTCAACGATTATATCGAGTCATCAGAGTATCTAGCACTAATTGAAATGATTGCATTTCTTGGACAGAACATTAGTTTCCGAGTAGATTTAAACGCTAGAGAGAATTTTTTAGAAACTGCTGAACGCAGAGAAAGTATTTTACGTTTAGCACGTATGCTTTCTTATAACCCAAGAAGAAATCAAGCAGCAAACGGATTATTAAAGCTTTCTACTATTAAAACATCTGAAGCTATTATTGATAGTTCAGGTGTAAACCTTGCAAGCACAGTTATTAAGTGGAATGATCAAGCTAATAGTAGCTACTTTGAACAGTTTATTAAGATTTTAAACTCTGCATTACCAGTTACAAACAATATTGGTAATCCGTTAAAGTCAGCTAGCATAGCTAATGTTATTACACAGCAATATAGGTTTAATGCAACTAATACAACTGCTGCTATCTTTCCTTTTACAAAAAGAATTGAAGGCGTAAGTCAAAGATTTGAAGCTGTCAGTACAGGAATTATGGGCGAGAGCATTATTGAAGAACCTCCAATTCCAGGAAACAGCCCTGCATTTTTGTTTAGAGATGACGGCCAAGGCGCTGGTAGTAGTAACACTGGATTCTTTATGCACTTTAGACAAGGTAAACTAGATAATTCTACCTTTAGCATATCATCTCCACAGCCTAATCAAACAGTAGCAATAGATGTTACTAATATTAACGATACTGACGTATGGTTATATAACGTTGACTCAAATGGATTTGAAACAAACTATTGGACAAAGCTTGATGCTGTTGAAGGCAACAACATTATATATAACAACTTGTTCAAAGGCGTTAAAGATGTTTTTGCAGTTAATACTCGAGTAGGCGATAGAGTAAACTTAACATTTTCCGACGGTGTATTTGGTAACTTACCATCAGGTAATTTTAAAATATATTATAGAACTAGTGCTAATGCTGCCAGTGTTATTACACCAGGTGCATTGGGTAACGTTTCTATTGAAATACCATATCAAAATAAAGCAGGAGGCTTAGAAACTCTTACATTAGGTCTTAGACTTAACTATACTGTTTCAAACGGAAGTGCATCTGAATCAGACTCAGAAATTAAAAGTAATGCACCTGCAACATATTATACACAAAATAGATTAATTACTGGCGAAGATTATAATATTGGCCCGCTAGCTATTAGCCAAGAAATTATTAAAACAAAAAGTACTAATCGAATTAGTAGTGGTGTTAGTAGATACTTTGACCTTAAAGATGTATCTGGCAAATATAGTAATACTAGTTTGTTTGCAGATGACGGCATTTTATACAAACAAATATTTTTAGAAAAAAGCCAATTCACATTTACAACACAAAGTGATATTGAAGGCATTATTAATAATACTATTGAGCCTATATTAGGCGCTTCGAATACTAGAAACTTTTATTTAGATCAGTATCCAAAGACTATTGTTTCAGACTTAAATGCTAAATGGATTAGATCAACAACATCGACTAATCAATCTACTGGCAGATTTTTAGATAGTACAGATTCTCCATATATGACTGGCACATTTACTGCCAATAGTTTGCGTTATATTGAACCAGGTGCATTGTGCAGATTTACTGCTCCAACAGGATTTCACTTTATGAAAGACGGAACCTTAATGGCTGGCGCTGCAATAAAATTAGGCTCTACAGCTTATAAATGGGCTAAGGCAGTTTCTATTGCCGACAACGGAACAGTAGTAAATACTGTAACAGGTAAAGGCCCAATTGCATTCAATGATAATATTCCAACTAACGCAATTTTAGATAGAATTATTCCTAATTTTTCTAAAGTATTAATTGACTCTATTAAAGTACAAATTATTGACCAAGCATTTGCTTACAGAGATTTTGGTTTACGTTACGATTTAGCAGACAGACAATGGAAGTTAATTACTAACGATAATCTTAATACATTATTAGATTTCTCCACAGGTAAAGCTGGCGATACAACTGGACAAAATCTTGATTCTAGTTGGTTCTTATTCTTTAAGACTGACGGCGAAACTTATACTATTACATATCGCAACTTGAAATATATAATGGAAAGTGCAGATGAAATTAGATTCTATTTTGACGGAATTGATAAAGTTTACAATCCAGCTACAGGACAAGTAGTTAGAGATAAGGTTGACATTTTAAATATTAATACTAAACCAGGACTTGCAAGTCCGTTTACAACTGATTTTTCTTGGTCGATCTCAGACGCATTTAGAGACACAGATGGATATGTAGACTCACGTAAAATTGAAGTACAATTTATCGATTTAGATGATGACGGTGTAGTAGACAATCCGGAATTATTTGATGAACTTGTTGATCCTGAAAACGTTACTACAACAGAAAAAACAGTATTCCAAAAGAAGTATACTACTAGTGACGGTGTTTTAGACTTTAAGTTCTTTGATAACACAGATAACAGTATTATTATAGTTGCTAACGAAGGCGCAATATCACCTTACAGTACAAGAACTGAAGGACAAGTATTTTATCTAGAAGACGAAGCAGTGTTTAAAACTTTAAACAAATCGTTAAACAACACTACATTAAATTCTGATTATAAAGCATTTGTAGGCAGACATGGGTTAAAAATACATTATGTACACGTTGCTGATAGCAGTTATAGAATTGATCCAAGTGCTAGTAACTTAATCGATACTTACTTGTTAACAAAAACATATGATACAAATATTAGAAAATTCATTGCAGGCGACATTCTTACACAACCGTTACCACAAAGTAATGATGAATTATATAGAAGCTATGGTTCTTCAATTGAAAAGATTAAAAGCATAAGTGATGAAATAATTTATTATCCTGCAAAATATAAAATATTATTTGGAAGCAAAGCTCCTGTGGATTTACAAGTGAAATTTAAAATTGTTAAAAATAAAGATGTTGTTACAAATGATAATGAGCTCAAATCAAGTATAATTGAAGCTATTAATAGATTCTTTGCAATTGATAACTGGGACTTTGGAGAAACTTTTTACTTCCAAGAGCTAAGTGCTTATATCATGAATGAATTAACCCCTAAACTTGCATCAGTTTTAATTGTTCCAACTCAAGGAACACAGGTGTTTGGTAGTTTGTTTGAAATAAAATCTGAACCAGACGAAATTTTTATTAGTGCAGCAACTGTTTCTGACGTTGAAACTATAACAGAAATTACTGCTAAAGAAATACAAGCTAGCGGCATAGTACTTACTGGATCAACTTCAACTAGTACTATAACAGGTATTACTAGCAGTGCATCATCAGCTTTAACTACATCAACTACTGGAGGAGGTTTAACATCAACTTCCGCAACATCATCTAACACTGGATCAAGTTACTAATGGCATATAACAACAATCAAAATGAAAGTCCGCTACCAGTTCCGGGTGCTAAAGTACAAAATATAAGTATTGACTTTTTACCTAAGTTTTTTAGAACTGAAGCTAATAGGAAATTCCTTCAAGGCACACTTGATCAGTTAATCCAACCTGGAGTAGCTGAAAAACTTAGTGGATACGTTGGTAGAGAAACTGCAAAAGCATACAAAGCTTCGGACAATTACATTGGCGATGTTAGTAGTGCAAGAGCAAATTATCAGTTAGAACCTGCAGCAGTAATTAAAGATAACTTAGACAATGTAACTTTCTATAGAGATTACAATGACTACATGAATCAATTAGGTTCCTTTGGCGCAAACACTGCTAACCATAGCAGAGTTAATAACCAAGACACATATGGATGGAACCCAAATATTGATTGGGACAAATTTGTAAACTTCCGTGAATACTATTGGTTACCAAACGGCCCAACTAGTGTTGCTGTTAGAGGACAAAGCAAAGAAGTTGTTAGTACGTACACGGTTACAACTAAAGACCAGGGTGATAATGTTTCATATCAGTTTAATGATGGACTTACAACAAACCCTACACTAAAATTATACAAAGGACAAACTTATAGATTTGAAATTGATACTCCTGGACATCCAATTGCATTTTCAATCTCAAGAACGTTTACTCCAGGCACAGCAATACTAACAGCAGGGTCTGAAGGTATTAGAGCTGACGGCCAATTCGACGGTGCGTTATACGGAAACAATTATGACCAAGGCGATTATGTAGTACTGCCTAGTAGTGGATCTGTTACTTTTGATGCAGACGATAACGTTAGTACATTATATCCAACTGGAATAACAAAGTACGGCAAAGAAGGCGAAACTATATCAGTTGTTTATGTTGATAAAGGTACAATTGAATTTACTGTTCCTACAAATGCTCCAGATAGATTATACTATATTAGTAAAAATGCAGTTGATACTAGCGGACTTATTAAAATTTATGATATTGCAGAGAATTCTGCAATTGATGTTCCCACAGAAGTATTAGGCAAAAAAACTTATACTAGTGCTAATGGTGTAAAATTATCCAACGGTATGAAAATAACCTTCCAAGGAGATGTAACACCTGCAAAGTACGATACAAGACAATGGTATGTTGAAGGTGTTGGATCTAATATTAAATTAATAAAAGACAAAGATCTTATTATTCCAGCGGCATACTCTACATCAAAGTTAATTCCGTTTGATACTGATAAGTTTGACGACTTGCCATTCGCTGATGCAAAAGCATATGCTGCAGATAAAGATTACATAACTGTTAATAGATCAAGCCCGGATAGAAATGCTTGGAGTAGATATAACTGTTGGTATCACAAAGACATTATAGTTGCTAGTGAAACTTATAATAACAATTCTTATGATCTAGACGAGAGTACTAGAGCCAAACGTCCTATTATTGAATATGAAGCAGGATTAAAATTAAATAACTTTGGTGTTTTTGCTAAAGAAGATGTTGACTTAGTTGATGTGTTTACTAAAGACGTGTTTAGTGTTGTTGAAGGATCAACAGGATACAACATTGATAATATAGATTTAGCTGACGGCATGCGTGTCTTGTTTACAGCAGATACAGATATTCTAGTAAGTGGGCAAATTTATGAAGTTAACTTTGTTACAATTAATAAAATTAGACAAATTAACTTGCGTCCTGTTACTGACTCGGCTCCTATTATTTTAGAAACAGTATTAGTAACTAATGGCACCAAGTACGCAGGAACTAGCTTCCATTATAATGGAACTACTTGGATACAGTCCCAGCAGAAAACAAAAATAAACGAACATCCACTGTTTGAAGTGTTTGATGCTAATTCAAATAGTTTTAGTGACACAACATATTATGGATCTACAACTTTTAAAGGAACTAAATTATTTTCCTACAAACAAAGTACAGGAACTAATGATGTTGAATTAGGATTTCCTTTAACTTATAGATCGATTAATAACTCTGGAGATATTGTTTTTAACTTTAACTTGTTAAATGACAAGTTTACATACCAAACAGATAATGACTTACTTAGTCAAACAATTGATACAGGTTATCTTAAAAAGTATAAGTCGTTAACGTCTTTTGATTATGTCAACGGATTTAGTAGCATTCCTACTAGCAGTAGACAAATGGTTATTAGACAGTATTCTGCAACTAAAATTCAACTTAATAACTTTGGTATTGATGTTTATAAAAAAGCCGGAGATATAAACGATTTAATAT